GTTCTACATTCCCATATTTCCCCTTTTGGTTTTCGTCTCCGAAAAACTTAAATTGAATATCTGGCATAGATCGTGCTATGTGTGTCATTAGCTCTTCTTCATAAACGTTTTGGGTGGGGTTCTCATATATCCCAACTGTAAATTTCTCTGGAAGCGGCATGGGGTCGTATAGCCTAGACGGTGGAAGGGGAACTACATGTGTCTTAATATCCATGTCGGCCATCTCTTTTTGGGTGTACCCAACCTCTGTCAGGTGAATATATTTTTTTTGTTTCCATAATTTTAAAAGTTCTTTCCATGTAGCAATAGAGATGTTATGGGATAGCTGATAAATGTCTGTTCCTATCCAATGAACAATCCTTTTAATTGGATGATCCGAATCAAATAATACACAGTGTGCCTTGATAGCGTCTGGATGGTTTGTATAAAATCCAAGTAAATATATAGTTTTATAAGCATGTGGTTTAAATGAGGGGTATGGAAGAAAATCATAACCTAAAATTCTGGCCGCATTTATACCGTGTAGTGGAGCACCCAAAGAACAGACACAAACGTCAGATAATGGAATATCATTTAATTTTTTTACTTCTTGTGTTCTTTGAATCCAGTTTTTATGTGAGTCGTCAGAGATACTTCCAGATTCGGGGGGGTCGGTTACAAAAAAATTCCTTCTGTGAAATTTAAACCTCTTGCCCTCAAAGTTATCTTTCTTAAGCATTCTTATCCACATATCCCAGTCTTGTAGAGATTTGAGTCCCTCTCTCCAGCCGATAAATGCCTCTTTTTTAATCGGAAAGGCACCAGAACAATAATTACCAAACCTGAATGCCCAGTATATGGGATTTCCTTTATTGTCTTCGGGGCAGTTACCCCCTAGTTGTCTTTTTTTTCCATCTATCAACACTTCGTATATCCCCCAAACCACATCCACCTTGTGCTCCTCAAAAGAATTGGCCCATGCCCTAAAAGCATCTGAGTAGGGATAAATATCGGGGTCTAAAAATGTTAAGTAATCCCCCGTGGCCTTTTCCGCACCTTTGTTACGAGCCGAAGGCGCGCCACCCCATGGGAAGACATAGTATCTTATGTCCATGCCGGGATATTTTTTAATCATTTTTTTAAGTGCGTTCACCCCAGCTCTGTTATGACCATCAAAAGAAATTATTACCTCAAAATTCTTATAGTCCTGTTGGTGAAGCGACTCAAAAAATTTGGGAAAACACTTGTAGGTCTTTTTATAGACTGGTGTTATCACACTGAACTTCTTTAACTTTTTGTTAAACGGATTTGACATTTTACTCCTTAAATTACGTCAACTTTATTTAATATATTTTGCCATGTTTTTTCGTCTTTATGTTGTTTATCACATTTCATATACATATCCTCCATCCCCCCAAAAAACCCCTGCAGGATTATTAGATTGGTATATTTTTCCTCCTCTTCCGCCACAACTGGCACATAATCGTTGTTATGAAAGTCCTTCGGTTGCCAAATAGACACATGGGCATCAAAGGGGTTTTTCTTGGCATATTGCATATAGGCCGAGGGAAACTTTAAGATTATATATTTACACCTATACGAAATAAACTCCAGGAAGTCTATTCCGTCTGATTTTTTTAGGTGCTCTAAAATGTCCCCCATAATAACAATGTCTGTTCTAAAATCAGGGATTCTATAAATTAGGTCTTGTGCTCGCTTTTCCTCAATGTGATTGTAGATTTCATTAAGTTTGCATTTTTTAACTACCTCCTTGTCTGGCTCAACCGCAACAATGCGCGGTTTCTTGCCAAACAGTTCACGAATCATTTTTCCGAACTTGCCCTCCCCCGGACCAACATCAAAATAATTGTCTTCCGGGCAATTTTTTAAGAATGCTCTAATTCTATCATCCAGGGCATTATTTGAACTAGGTCCCATAATATCCTCTCTTTTTAAATGCTTTACCCTAAAGACCTCCGATTTCTTTAGAAGTATAGTATTTAACTATTAAACCTGAGCAATAGCACAAATCAATCCTGCAGAAGCATGAAGGGCCTTGGGCACAAAATGAATCTTCCAACCAAATGTCATGAACTCATTTACTGGGTTGTAAGTATCTTGTGGTCCAGATTCCTTAAAGTATGTTTTAGTGCCACCGTTAAGTTCAGAAACGCCCAATGCACCTTTACCCAAAAGTAAAGTAAATGCAACGGTTGCGCCAGCAGAACCACAGGCAGAAACCAAAATGTTATTATCTCGTAGCATTGTTACACCCGCATACCGTCCAAACAAACCCTTTTTCATATTTTCTGGGTCTGTATATTGATAAGCTGCTTGCCATGTTGAATCAGCTTGAATATTCATCTCAGTCTGTGAGTCAACAACCAATAGATAGTCACCATTGTCTAAGAATGGTCTAACATTTCTACCTCGAAGTTGAGCGACCCAATAACGAATATCAGCTGCAGTTATAATACGAGCAGCGGGAATATGTGTAAATCCAGGAGAACCATAACCAGTTGTTCCAGAAGCCGCAATACAAGAAAAGCTAGTCTCGTCATCATCAGATGCAGCACCCATGTTGTCAGATAGTGCTACCGATCCACCATGAGTTGCGCCAGCTATATTACAACCATAAGCTGCTTCCAAAATTCTTTTATCGATAACATTAGCCGCTTGTGATGCCTGTTCATCAACTGCTTGATCAAGGTAGGTTGATAGGGCAGTTAATTTAACTTTATCCCATAATGCTTCAGCATTTCGGAAGGTTTCGATTGTTGCAGAAACACGAACATCTTGAACTGCGATTGGAGTTACAAGAGTTCCCTCTGATCCCTTAAATGCTGATGGAGTTGTTGAGTGAGATGATACTCTTGGGAAGTACATTGTTGTACCAGAGCCTTCAGGAAGTGGTCTTTTATCCAACATGCTATAAAGCTTTGAATCTACTTCTAGTCTCTCAACAAACTTTTTATGATAATACGACGGAATTGTACTTACTGCTGTTGTTGTTGTATAAGCCATATAAATTCCTATATTTTTATGTTGTTAAAATATCAGACCTCGACCTTGTTACTCCGAATATTCCAGACCATGATATTTTGCGTACTCTTCTGCTGATAGTTTTTCGGGATCAACCTTAGGCGATGCCTTATTTTCTCCCACAGCAGAATAAACCTGTTTTTGTTTACTTAACTCCTCGCCTTCCTTAAACGATTCCTCTTTTGCTTGTTTAACTTTAGGCATAGTTTGTTCCTCTAGCTCTTTCTTTGCTTGTATAAGAGCGTTGTCTCTATCAACATATTCACGGCGAGCATTTCCTTCCGCAATTATGTCTCTTACTCTTGAAGCAATTAACCGATTTTTTAAATCATCGGCATGTTTTTGTTCCCATTCTTTCGCTAATCGTTCTTCGAGCTTCCTCTCTACTCTTAAATCGACAGCTTGGGCTGATTCGGGATCAAGCTCGGGAGCCTTGTCCCCAGTAGGTTCACTCTGGGGTGGTGCCATTTGACTTTTTAACCAAGCATTCTCCTCCTCTAAGGTTTTTGCTTTTGTGTTGACCTCCGCAAATCGGTCATAAGGCACCGAACCACTTACTTTCTTCGGCTCGACTGACGTGTCGGCTGACGGTTCTTTCGAAGCATCAGTGGGTTTATCATCGCCAGCGGGCGATTCTTTATCGGGTGCTGATTCCGATTCGACAGTTTCCTCTGCCGGTTTAGTTACAGCGTCCTGTTCTTCCATTTTGTTTCCTTCTCGTTTTTAACGTGAACGACACGGTTGAAGGTGGACTAAACAGGCCAGAGTGAGTAGAGTCGGAGGACGGTATAAATACCGCAGGGCATAAGCCCACTCTACTCGCTGCGACCTGCTAGTCGCCTATGTTAAATTACTTCTCGTCTATTTCTTTTTGTGTTCTAATTTGTTTAAAAATACCTTCAAACAAACTGCTTACTAAATTACGATACATAACCAATGCTTTTAAATTAGCTTCGGTTAGTTCTAACGGTGTTGCCATCTGTGCCTCGATTTGATCAAGCACTGGTAGGCATACCTCGTCCCGCCATAGGCGGAACCCCTCCACCTTTTCCAGATTGAGGAGTAGCCGGTATTGGTTCTCCAACTCCTTGTTCTCCTGGGATTCCATTTTGACCTCCTTCTAATAAATATGATTCTGGTTCTTTAATTCCCGCTTTAGCGGCTCTCTCTATCCAAAGTTTCTTAATATCAAGTGGTAGTCCGTATTGTGTTCCGAACTCAACAGCCGTATCAAATGCTTTGATTTCTTTCTCGGTGTCAACTTCTGCCATACTTCCGGTTTCAACTCTTATAACCCAGTCAACATCAAAGATAATCTCGGCCAGTGGGTCTTTACCCTGTTCCATTAACATGCTGGTTAGCTCCATAGATTCCTCTTCTGTTATAAGTTCGGCTTCAAGTAAATCTACCAAGGTAATCTTTCCAGTTATAAGCCCTCTTGTAGCCTTAACCCACTTAGGCGACTGACCAGTGACTAAAATGTATTTAATCTCATCCTTGCCCATTAGAGAGCCAGCGTATTTTATCCACTTATTTACAACAGGTTCTATGATTGATTCCTCTATGTTTATCTGTCTATCTTTAACTGGGGATATGGCTTGATTTATAAGGGCTTCTATTCCACCCTTTGTTCCCTGTGTTTTGTCTGATGATTGATTTGGCACACCTCCAAGATATGCTCCGATACCAGAGGATTGTTCTGCTCTGGTTTGCAGATAGTTAAGAAGTTCAAATCCAGTAGATGGAAGTGTGGGCATTGACTTGTGGTCAATACTTCTCGGGTCTGCAAAGACCAACCCGCCTAATTTCCAAGCGTTTTTTAGGGAATTTCGGGATATAGCACTACTTGAGACATTAGGGTCAACAAACAAAGGTGGGTTTAGGGCTTTTGATCCATAGTCTACGATTTGGTTTAACAAAAGGTCTTTAGCGTGTGTAATACCATTTATAAAATCTAAGAGTGAAAAAGCGTAAGGTTCTTTGGGAACTTCAATATCCATTGCAAAGTCTAGGGGGTCTTCGTCCAATATGTCATTTTCAAACTCTTGGACTATTCCTTCCCATTCAAGTATTCGGACAACCTTCTTGCCTTCGTAGCAAGAAATCAATAATATATCATCAACCGTGTTTTGGTAGGTGTCGCCAGAGCGGTTAATTGTGTTTGGGGATGGGTCGTTCTTAATTCCCTTTTCTTTTTCTTTGTATTGGCTTAAAACCTCCCTAACGACTCTGTCATTCCACCCGGTTTCAGATTTACGCATTTTTTCAACATAATCCTTGGACACATATTGGCGTATATAATACTTACTTGATGTCTTAAGGGTGGCGGCGGGATCAAAGATAACGTCTTCTATGGGGATAATTCTAGTATCGGGGGTTTCTGACTCTTGGTTATAATATGTCTCAACACCCAAGTTGCCGGTGACACAGAATTCTCTGCCCCAAACCTTTAGTTTAGACCGCATAGTCCCGGTGGACTGTACTCTCTCTGGACAGTTCCAGAAGTATTCGGGAATAGACGCCAAAATAGCAGAAATTTCCTTTGGAAGGTTCTTGCCTTTTGCGGTCGCCAAAAACTTCGGCTCTCGCTCAAATAACTTCTGTATTACCCTCTCAACCTGTTCTGGGGCAAGGGGGTCGGATATTTTAGAGCTTGTGCCTACTGTGTCTGAGTAAGCGGTGTATTGACGATAGTTTTTATCAAAGCGACCGGTGTGGTATTTCTGAAGTTCATTGAGCCACCTTTCGTACTCGCCCTGATATTCTGCTAATCGATCATTCGTTTTCTTTTTTGTCATCACTTATAATAAAGGGAGACGACAATATATATTTTAATTCTCGCTTATAACGGGCATTTTCAGAGACCATTAAATCCTTTATTCTCCTTCTTGCTACACAATAAAACCAAGTTCGCAGTTTAGCCTTAGGCAGATAAAGCGGTAGCTTGTTCCAAATGTGTAATCTTATTTCTTGGGCTACATCTTCGGGGTCAATGCCGATAATTTGCTTAGTAGAAGCCAACAAAATAATATCCCTCTCAAGATAGTTCATCGCTTGTATTCTCCAGTCAGGAAAATTATCGACAATTAGATTATAGTTTAGTCTTTTCATAGTTTTTTACTGAATCAATAATGTAATTAACCTCTTTGTCTGTTAAAGAGGGGTAGAGGGGCAAGGAAACCCCAAGCCAACCAGTGTTGGGATAGTGATAACCACACTTAATACCTTGTTTGTCAAGATAATCCATTAGTTCGTGGACTTCTTCTTCTCGTTGAACAAAATACGGGTAGAGGTGATTGCCTTTCCAAGTTTGTTTAAATTCTTTGTTGTATTGTTGAACAATTTTGTTTCTTCTTTGGTTAAATCCGGGTAGCTTTTTAAGTTGGCAACGTCCGATTGTAGCTGCAATATCGTTTCCATCATAGCCCCCAGCCATAGTGAGTATATTGTAATTGTATTTTTTTCCACCTTCTTTGTGGCGATCAGCAGTGGAGGTAGAGAGTCCGTCCCGCCAGTATAGTCTTGCTCGGTCATATATCTCCTTATCGTTAGTTACGAACATTCCCCCCGAACCTGTGGTCATATTCTTTGTAGCGTAAAACGAATAACACCTTATCTTGCCTACTAATGGGTCGTTTGGTTCTATGCGGTGGGCAGAGTCTTCAATTAGACAGGGAGTTTCGTCTTTTACGCCTCCATAGTGGACGTTGACTCTAAGTTGTTCCCTATCTCTACCCTCGTTGTCATTATCACGAGCAAACGCCCTCAAACCCATTTCTATGGCAGATGAATATGTAGCGCAAAAGGTGTTTCTTGGGTATGATATAGAATAATATCCTTTATCCCATGCCCACTTATACGCCATCTTTAAGGCACTTGTACAAGAGTTAGTGAAGATACAGTAATACGGTTCATAACTTACATCTAGCTGTGGGTCGCCTGGCGTTATGTAATCTGCAAACTCTTTCTCAAATGCCTCTGTTTCCTTGCCTGCCGCCAGCCAGCCTGACTTTAAGACTTTGGTAACTGCCTCTATTTCTTCCTGACCTATGTCTGGTTTTGAGAATGGTATCATTTTATCCTCCTAGCCGGAACGCCAACCCAAACCTCACCCGCAGGTACATCGTGGGTAACTACCGCACCGGCTCCGATCATCGCCTTCTCTCCGATAGTAACTCCACAGACTATCGTGGCGTTGGCTCCGATTGAAGCACCCTTTTTAATTAAGGTGGGGCGCCACTCCTTGCCGTATGAGGGGGGCTTGTGGTCGTTGGTGAATACTGCCGAAGGTCCTACGAATACCTCGTCTTCCAGGGTAACTAAATCATATACAGAAACGTTATTTTGTATATGTACCTTATCTCCGATACTAACATTTTCTATGTAACAATTCTGACCGATAATGCAATCTTTGCCTATTCTGGCTTTCTCCCTTATATGGGTAAAGTGCCAAATCTCGGTGCCTTTTCCTATCTCGGCTCCCTTATCAACAACGGCTGTTTTATGTATCATACTCCCCCTCTTCGCTAAACATTTCCCTTATTCCTCGCTCAAAATTATATTCTACTTGAAACCCCAGCATTGTCTCCGCCTTAGAAGTGTCATAGACAAATCTTCCGGGATCAACCTCTCTTTCCTTGACCTTTTGTACTCCACCATCCCAACCGGTAGCCTTACAAACTATCTCCCCAGCTTTCTCGGCACTTAGCTCTTCGCCCGTACCGATATTATATATTTGGTTCCACTTGTCCCAGGGGGAAGTAAGGGCTAACATATTTGCTCTTGCTATGTCCTTAATATAAGTGAAGTCGTTTGACTGAGTGCCTCCATATAGCTTAGGTTTCAATCCCCGCTTGATTCTGTCCCAATATCCACCGATTAACCCATGTCCCCTCTTTTCCTTGCCATAAATGTGAGCATATCTTAAGATTATGTGGGGCGTATGCTCAATAACATATTTTTCCCCCAACAGTTTTGTACAAGCATATTGGGAGTTTCCCGACACCCTAAAACTCTCGGTTATTGGGGGCTTCTCGTTAATTGGCATATAAACACTTCCCGTTGAAGCATAAACCAGGGGAATGTGTAGCTTCTTACAAACCTCAGCTACATTTCTAGTTCCCTCTACGTTTGTTTCAAATGCTAGCCTGGGGTTGTCGTCAGCATCCGAAAACCGAGCAATCGCTGCCAAGTGTAAAACCCTGTCTGGCATAACCTCTAAGCACTTGTTCCAAAGCTGTTGATAATTTCTGATGTCTAGTCCGTTCATTAAATCATACCCAACAACCTCGTGTCCCATTTTAATGAGCAATTTATGGGTTTCTTTTCCTACAAAACCCATCTCTCCAGTAATCATAATTTTCATAATTTCCTCCATTTAAAATTTATTATTGTAAAACAACTTCTGGCTTTTTTGGTCTTCTTAATTACATCATTTAGATCAATAATGTAGCCGTCCATAAACTTATCGTTTAGCTCTTTTATGGATGTGTCGCCAGCCCGATTATCCATAGCCTCTGTCTGAACAAGGTTTTGTGGCAAGTTTATGTTTCTTGCATGTTTAAAGCCAATCATATATAGCATCGGTAGTGGGTTGGCGGCCATCTGCCCCTCAAAGGTGTTAGGAGAGCTGAAATTCAACCTTTCTATTAGGGGTTTTATATCTTCGGTTCTAAATATATTTCCCAATACACTCATCGGATACCCCCAATCAAGAGGATACTTATACCACTCCCATACCCCATTTTTAAACTTTGGTATCTCTACCTTTTGGTCTGAATCGAAGCAATAGTCGTAGTTTCTGGCCATTCGCAGAGAAAGACAAAGAATGTCGGGGCTAGAAGCAAATTTCTTAAATTCCCTCATCTTTTCGCTAAAAGGCCTTATCATAACATCATCATCGCAGAAGTAAACTGTATATTCCCCTCTTAGGTTGCCAATCACTTGTTTTCTGAAATTAGTTTCTTTTTCAAAGACTACATCCGGGTACATATTCATAACCTTTTCATATCCAGGTTCATATTCCCTATCTGCCTTGTATAAGACTCTCATTGGTTCGCCCCAGAAACGCTTGTGACTTCTAATGTATAGCTCTAGTTGGGCTGGTCTGTTTTTAGAAAATACTAGAGACTCCATTATTTATTCCACATCTTAATCGTTCTTTTTAGGCCTTCGGTTAAGCTTACCTTTGGTTCCCACCCTAAAATTCGTTTGGCTTTAGCCGGAGAAGAGTTTAGATAATATATCTCACCGACACGCTTAGGCTTAGTATTCCACTCAACACTTCCTCTCCAGTCAAGAATTTCGGCTATTTTATCCACCAATTCCTCAATGGTTAATGCATTGTTCGGACCACAACAGAAGGTTTGACCTCGTGCTTTGTCGGGGTTGTCTAATATAACCTCGTACAAATCTATCAAGTCATCTATGTACAGGAAGTTTCTGTATGGCTCTCTGTATCCCAGATTTATTTTGTCCTCGTTCTTTAGCATCTGGGTAATGATCTGTTCTACCACAAAGAACTCATTATCCCATCGTCCGTAAGTGTTGGTCTGTCTTAATATGGTGTAAGGAAACTTATATGCCCTTCCAGCATATTCTAAATACTTCTCGCATCCTATCTTGGCTACCGCGTATGGAGCATTGGGGTGTTGTTCTGTCTCTTCGGTAAAGGCCTTCCAAGGCTTGGGTTGCCACCCATAAGTCTCCATCGTAGAAGCCATTACAAACAACTTTAAATTAGTAAGGTCTTTAGCTTTCTCAATTAGGTTGACCGTTCCACAGTAGTTAACCTCAGAGAACTGAATTGGGTCATAAAAACTTTTTTCTACCTCTGTTTTGGCTGCTAGGTGATAGATAAAGTCAGGGTTAATCCCTTTCAAAATCTCTCCCATGGCCTCATAGTCCAGAAGATCGCCCCGATGACAAATAATCCTGTCATCCTTCTGCTTTTCGTCCCCCAAATAAAGTCCGTGTACCTCGATACCTCTTTTAATTAACCTGCTGGCAAGGTATCCTCCCAAAAATCCGTTCACGCCAGTAATTAGAACTTTCATTCGTCCTCCCATTTTAATTTTTCATTTACTTTCTCGCCCCTTCGCCTCCCAACAATCTCTAGCGGGTAGTCAAATGGCTTATTATGTATTTTTAGTATTGTCTGGACCAGATGTATCAACTTAACCGGTTTTCCCATATCCGGTATAATTAGCTTGTCTCCCAACTCAAACTTATTCCATATCTGCATAACTGCATCATCCTCGTGTATCATATATCTGGTCATATCGGGGTCTGTTACAGGTAGGGGCTTGTTCTCCTTTAACGCTTTCTCCCAAACCGGTATAACCGAGCCTGATGAAGATAATATGTTCCCAAGTCGTGCCACAGATCCACCGTAAAAGCGACAGAGTTTTTCCCCGATAGCTTTCGTGTAGCCATACAGAGAGCATGGTTCAACCGCCTTATCAGTAGAAACAAACAAAATATCCACACCTGCATTATTAGCTTTCTCAAATAACCTCCTTGTCTTGTTAATGTTGTTCTCAATGAACGATACTGGGTTGTCCTCGCCTAAGTTAATATGTTTATAGGCGGCTAGATGTATCAGTGTATCCACCCCTTTGAGGTCAGCGTTTACAAAGTCATCTAACACAAACTTAACTTTCGGCCACTCCTTCTGACACTCGGCTACCGCCCACTCGTCATTATCTATCACCGTAAGCTCGTGGTCGTCTAGGTGGCGTATGAACGCTCTGCCTAACGAACCACATCCTCCTGTTATAAGTATTTTCATACCTCGTATCCTCCTATCTCCACTCCCCCTAGTCCTTCCATCTTTGGCACATAGACGGGTTCGTGGCTTATATCCTTAATATTCACAGCGTAGTACTCCAAAGCCCTCATAGCGTGGCTGTACTCGTCGTGTATTGGTATCTCGTTCTCTTGGTTCCTCTTACCCTCAAACTCCTTATCCTCCGGGTAGCGGTAGTTTAAAAGGCAGTCTCGAAAGCGTGTTAATTTATTTGATACGAACAAAGACTTGATTATTCCGTGGGTGATTCGGATTTGGTCTGGGATTTTGACACCGCCTTTTGTACGGACGTGTATGCCCTTTTGAGCCATAATTTCAATTGGCGAAGTTCCCGTGGTGAGAGTTCTTGCGTTCCCTGCCACATCTCCAGTGAAGAGTTCAATTGTTTTATAGGGTTTGGAGTTAATAACTTGAATGAAGTGCTCAATATTGGCGTTTGATGCTTCGTAGTAATCAATACATCGAAATTCTGATCCATTGGGCTGTATCCACAAGATGCTTGTAGGGTCATTAACCCCGAAGTCAATTGTTGCGTGTAACTGTAAATTGGGATCATAATTAACCTCCTTAAAGTTTTCCAGTGGCCAGTCGCTATAGACTGTGCCGGCTGGTCTAGTAAATTCTGCTAAATACTCTTGATCAAAGGCGTCTTTGGGTAGAGTATCTAGGGCAGATTGTATCTCATTAAATTGAGCATATTTAGATAAACATCTGACTATTTTTCCCTCGTTAATCACAACCGAGGGCATTTTATACTTGGTGGCGTCTTTGTCCTCCTGAAAGTATTTATCATATAGGTCGTTACCCATACCTTTGGGCGTCCCGATAAACCAAACATCTCCCTCGGTGGTTGAAAGCATTGGCCTTAAAACCTTAGGCCAGACTGAACGGGGGAAGTCAGCGTATTCGTCCAGTATCATAAAGTCCACTACTGCCCCACGCAGACTCTCGGCGTTCTCTACCCCAATTAACTCTATCCGTGAGCCGTTGGGGAACTGAACTTTAAGCTCAGATTCGTTAAAGGTAGCTTTCATCTCTTTGGTTACAAACTTCTTGACTAAATCCCAAACATTACGCTTGGCTTGCTTGTAATCTACAGTGATATACCAGTTACGAGAGCCGGGCTTGTCGTATGCTCGCCTTATAAGTTCATTAACTGCTGCCCAAGTCTTACCGATCTGTCGACCGCAAACTGCTACCAGAAAGCGAGTGGGGTTGTTGTGCCACTCTTCTTGATGAGGTTGGGCGATGTAGCCGTTGCTCTTTATGACTTGCTTCTGTCTTACATATTGCTCTAAGTAGTTCATATTAATTTCGCTTGGACTGCTTTTAATCTTGCTTTAATAATTTCTACATACTCTGCCTCTTTCTCTATGCCGATAAACCTAAATCCTAGCTCTTTGGCAGCGACTAGGGTTGAACCAGAGCCAGCAAAGGGGTCTAAAACTGTTCCCTGTGGTGGAGTTATCATTTGGATTAGGTATTTCATTAGAGCAAGAGGTTTGACTGTGGGATGATTGTTGCGGGATGCGTTACTTCGTTCATTACCGCTACCCGTTAGCATCTTGCCACCATCAAGTGAGCTTTGGTTTCTGCCCATTGTTTTTTCCTCCATACCCTCACACCCTCTATCTCGCTCACTCTTTGAGGCTTTGGCTGTATAGATAAATGATTTGAAGAAGCGGGAGGCGGAGCCAGAGTCGCCATATTGCTCACCACAAGGAAGTCCACTTGATTTATCCCATATACCGCCAGTTCCCTTTTGTTCTATGTTTTTGCCAGCCCTACTATTCGGAAACTCACTTACTACTTCATCTGAACCATCGTGGAGGAGGTTGGCGGGGAAGCGACCTTGAGATTTTAATAAGTCTTTTTCTTCACAAGTATATGTCGGGTCTAGCTCGTGGTTCACAATCCGACTCTCATCTATATTTATTCCACCTGTTCCCCACTTTAAGACATTTTGGGCTACACTCTTTTCGCTTAAAGGTTTGCGGGCAAGACAGATAGGTTCGTGGGCGGGTTTGAGGGCTGTTCCCCAACCTTCCCAAGGTGATGTGCCTTTGGTTATATTGCCCCCAGACACACCCAATCTTTCGCCACCAAGACCTCCCATATCTGTTTCGTGTGTTCCGATAATTTTTCTTTCACATTCGTTTATATCTTCAAATGGTAACCGTAAAAACTCTTTTATTTTATGATATTGTTCAAGCGTAATCCCTTGTGTCTTTTGTTTATTCCAAAGCCATCCTGTTGGCTTACCATTTTTACTGGGAAACAGCATTGTTAATTCTTTTCGGCTTATTCCTTTTTCGTCAGCAACTTCCAAAATATAATCAATAAACCACGAAAGATTTTTACCTCCACACTTATCCGCCGCCTTGCCGATATTCAAAGACTTGGGAAAGCCACTTCCATATACCCAGTTAATCATATCTCGTATCTCAAACCCTGCGTCCTCTATGGCTACGGTCATTCTGTGGTAAGTTCGTGTGCCTCCGAAACTAAGTAAGTAGCCACCTGGCTTTAGGACTCTTAGGGCTTCTTTTGCCCAATCTTGAGTAAATTGCTGGAAAGCTGGTAGGCTTATACCCTGTTTATTTCTGTGCCTTATATTACTACGATAGTATGGATTTGATTTATTTGTTTCTATGTTGTCTGTACTGGTTTTAAACTTATCCCACTTTTTCCCCATAAACTCCAACCCATACGGCGGATCAGTTACCACCGAATCAACCGAGTTATCCTCTAGCTCTTTAAGTTTCTCTATACAGTCTCCCTCTAGTATCATTTTTCCACCTTATATCCTAATTTTTTAAGTAGTTCTACCGCCTCCTGTTCAACTAATTTCATATCAAGAGGCTGGTTAATCTGTATCGGCACTATCGGCTGGGATCCACTTGGCATACCCTCTAGGCGATTAACAATATACTTGATCATATCGTTGTCGCCTCTGGTAGCCATAGATATTGCTTTATTGATAATAACTTTGTATTTTTCTATCTTCTCTCGTGGGTCTTTTTCGGATAAGACTTCTCGAAAAGCGTTAGTCATAGAAAACTCTTTTTTAGGTCTTGCTCCTCCGGGATTTCCCACAGCAAACTTTCCCGTTACTGGGTTAGTGTACGTTTTGATAACGTTTTTTTTGTTTTGTGTCATAATATTTTTTTCTACTTGTGTTTTATTAGCTTTTTTTCAAGTAAATCTAATCTTTTATATAATTCATTAATTTCATTGCGTATAAGCTCTGGTGTAATGATAATATTTTCTTCTATTCCTCTTTTCACCCTAACTCCTAATACTATTAAATTATTTAATAACTGTTTACTGGAGGAAACTAGATTACTGTACTCCCACTGGGATTAAAGTAATAACTCGAGTATATTCCCCCAATAAACAGTTATTTCATTCTCTCACTCCCACTCCACCGTTATTTTATAATTATGATCCTCGTTGGAAGCCGAGAAAAGGTCTACCAGCTTATCTAATTCGTATTCTGCAACGTCTATATTAACAGTCCGGGTCTTGTCTATCTTTAGTTTGCCAACGTCTAATTTGTCGGCGTTAAATGTTGATTTCATTATTATCCTTCAGCACCTGATACAAAGCTGTCTCAAGTGTCATTATTTTGTTGTGTTCTAAGTTAAGGTCAAAGTGATAATTGATTGCTTCAATTATTTCGTGAAGCAAGGTTGACTTCTTCTGCTCATCGGTTAGGTGGGTGTCAATTGTTATCTCGCCCTTTGTCTTGTCAAACTCGCCCATCAGCCCACTGGTTGCAAGTAAGTCATCAGAATAAATTATCTTGTAGTTGTATCCAGCTATTTTCATTTTTTCTCCCGATATGCTTTTAGGATAGCTAGATAATTAATTCCGTCCTTGATCGTGTCTTCAATGCTTTCATCTACTTCTCCCTCTTGAATCAAAAGCGTTGCTAGGCGTGAGATTTTATCTAGTATCCGAGTAAAGATTGTCAGTTCAGTTTTGTTTGCCTGTGAAATATCCAATCCAGTAAATAAATATTCAAACAATTCAAAGTTCTTAAAGGGGTTCTCATCCTCACTGCTAATCCCAGCGTAGTCGGTATTTTTCTTCTCTGATATTGCGACACAATCAGCATAAGTATCTGTCAAGCTCGCTAAAAATTCTTTTTGTGTCATTTTGCCTCCATTATTTTTTTACATATTTTACATATTGGTTTTTTTTCGTTTATCTCATCAGGCGGATTAGTCCAGACCTTTTTGCATCTGTGGCATCTGTAAATTCTGATTAACTTCTTCATAGGTTTGTTTAATAACTTCTTTTCTTTTTTGTCTTAGATATTCAATATCTTGAGGGCGATGTTCTACAAGCCAATCGTGAAACCACTCAGGGTCTTGGTGTGCAGACTGTGTCCTGAATGTATGACATCCCGAACATAGACAAACGCCGTTTTTTATGTCCCACCGCAAAGCGTGGTTTCGTCTTCCAATTATATGGTGTGCGTTTAGTCTCCCCGCCTGTCCGCAAACTTCACATCGCCCCCTGCTTCTGACAATCTCTCCCCATTTTTTATCAAGTTTTTTGATTTCACTTAGTTTCATCGGTAAATAAATCCTATAAAATCATTTCGGCTCAGTACCCTTCGGGTTATTTTCCCTCTGTACCAGTTCGCCTCCGTGATCGTGATCTTGTTGCCCTCGATTTTCTCGATGACGACTGCGTGGACGACGCCTTTTTCTGCTCCGATCGCACCAATTCTCGGCTCAGAGCTTTGAACTCCAGATCTTCCTCCCGCTCCAATGCTTCTAGTAATTCCCGTGATTCTTTTGGCGTATTGAACGCAATTCTCCCACGATGTGCCGATGACTTCCGCTTCACCTCGTCCTGTGTAGCTTTCGCCTCTTTGGTTATCGGCCTCCACTCGAATTCGTCTATCTCTCTCTTGCTCCAGTAATAGCAAAGTATTCTGACTATCACCGAGAACAAAAACACTAATATTAGACTCCACGTAAACCACATTTTTACCTCCTATTCTCCATTGCACCGACGGCAAAGGGTCGTCTTTATCTAAGCCTCCTGCTACTGCGAGTATAAATACTACACCCACGAT